GGGTGTAGCGAGCGGTAAAGACTTCCTGAGCGGTGTCGTAAGCCAAGCCAGCACCTTCGGTTTTGACCGGAGCCTCACCAAAGCCTGACAGCATGACTTCCTCTTCAAATGCACGATCAGACGATTCAACGTCGTAAATCTGCAGATGCTCTTGCTCATAGTTTTTGTACTCAAGGCCGAACAGAGCGTTCAGGCCGGGCTCCAGCTCTTTTACGAGTTGTGCGCGTGAAATAGCCATGATTTAGCTCCTATTAGGTCAGGCCAGCAACACCAATGCTGCCGTATTGATGCGCATTGATCTTTACGACGACTTGGGCGAAGTTTTCACCTATCGTATTGTTGGGTGCGTTATACAGACCAACAATCTTTAGGACCAGTGTGTTAGTAGTCAGGATGGTGGACGAGTCCAACTCCATCGCAGAAATACCAGTGATGTTGCTACCTGCAGTGTAGGCAACAGCAGCGTTTTGACCGATATCCGCTTGGACGATGTCCTCATCAGCCTGAATCAGGAAGAGCTGATTAGGATCATCGATCACGTCAGCCAGAATCTGACCGGAAGTGATGTTCACCGAACCCGGATAGTAGTTCTTCCAAGTTGGCTTACCAGTGGTTGGGTCAACGTAGCTGCAACCGTTAAATACGCCAACAGCGGTGGCGTGAGTGCCACTGACGTATCGAACGAGGAAGCCCCCGACGAGAGTGACTAGGTCACCCTGATAAATAGCGCCTGATTGGTTGTCCGCGATGACATAGCCATACTGCTTCTGTGCACCAGTAGCAGATAGGTTGCCAAGAGGACGCAGACCAAAGGCTTTATCGACGTTTGCCATTTGTCTATTCCTTAAAAAAGTTTACTCATCAGACTTCGGACTTCCGAAGACTGTTCGTGACTGACGAGACGGCTTGGTGATGCGCATGCTGTCATGCGCGTTTGATTTCATCAAGTCGTTGTCTACAGCTTGCATCTGGTCTCGGGACCGGGAACTGTAATACGCATTGCGCTCTGCTACTGTCTCCTCAGGAATTCGTGCTAAGAGCAAACTTCCCACACCGAGAACCCCAGCGTGTCGGTTGCTATCCATCGGAGTGCCAAGAAAATCAGGGTATTCGTCGGCGCGTACCAACTCATATCCCTCACGCAGGCGTGAAGCTACATTGATACGGTCATCGTATCCATTCGCTTCCGCTCTGATCCAACGATGCTTATAGCCCGGAGGAGCAGGAGGCGCATCCAGTTTTGAAGGAGGAGCCCAAGGCTTACGGCGCGCAGTTGCGGTACGGCTTTCGGCTTCCCGCGACTTGCGATTTAAAGAAGGCACGTCAATCTTGTCCATGGTCTTACTCCTTAACGTATTTAGCGTATTCCTCTAACGGAACGCCGAGTTTTTTGGCAATCGCTACCTGACTTGGGGTCAGTTTCACGCTGCGGCGCGCACTATTAACTCCCGACGAACGGGTTGCAGGAGCGACGGAATGCGCGGATCGTGCTCGCTGTTGTTTCTGGGGCGCTTGACCAGCGTTTCCACTTTGGAACTTGTGAGGAAACGCTTCGCGGATACGCCTGTCCAACTCATCATAATACTCCTCGCTTTGAGGGTCAAATCTTTCCTGATTAATGAGTTGGGCATGAATACCAAACACAGCATGCGTCATCGCCGTGTCCTTTCCAAACCAAGCATTCTGTTCAGCCCAGTCCTCCGCCCGAGGATCAGGCTCTGACGGCTGAGGCTGCTGCACCTGCTGCTGCTGTTGCAAAGCTTGGCGCTGCTGAGCTTGATACGCGGCCATCTGATCCTGCTGTTGGCGCTGCGCTGCGGCCTGTTGCACCTGACGCTGGTCCATCAAAATGGCCGTCAAACGCTCTTGTGCCTCGGTCTCCGTGTCCAGATCGCCCTCTTCGCGCGCCTGCCGGACTACCTGTTTTAAGGCCGCAATCTGAGTATCTATGCGGGTTTTAGCCTCGTACAACCGCTCCGTATCGGTCTGTCGGAACTGCTGTTCTAGCTGTGTTGCCCGCTGTTGGACGTTTTTAGCGTATTCAATCGCCGCCTGCTCACGACGCTCCGTCTCACGTAGTCGTGCAGTCAGCTTTTCAATGCGCTTGCGCACATTGTTGCTGTAATCGTCCAAGTCCTTAGCATGCTGCTTCTGTTCTTGCTGCGGCTCATCCGGCATTTGAACTTCAGGAGCTTCCTCAAGGCCGGTTAACACCGCCTCAGAGCCGTCCTGATTCATTTCCACCGTGGCAGACTCTTCGTCCTCGCCAATGTTGAACTCTAGTTGTTCATTTGACATTCATTTCTCCTTTAAAGCATGTGGACAATGTCTTCGGGATTGGCAATCGTCGCCAAAACCTCGTCATCGTTGATCAAACGTATCTCGCCACCCTCAATCGGGATGCGCGAACCCGCATAGCGACCGAAAACAATCCAATCCCCCGGCTTGCACCACGGGCCGTCTGGAAATTTGCCCTCGTCGCAGTACGCCAAAGGACCTACCTCAAGCACATAGGCACAGGTAGTCGCCAACTGCGTCTTTTTCTGCGTCTCCTCCGCAATCGCAATGCCGCCCTTGGTCACTCGGGCCCCGCGATACGGCAAAAGAGAAATACGCCAGCCTGTCGGACGAGGGAGATGGTCCCGAACACTCTCGTTCAGCTTCACCTCATCCAACTGACCTTCATCATTGAAGACATCGTCAATAGTTGGAACCTTGTTCTTCTGCTGGTTCAACCATTTACGCTCTAAAGCAGTCAAATTTTCTTCTACAGCTTCCATGCAGTTCTCCTTCGGGGTTAATCATCGTCACTAAACGACTTGAGGCGTTCCCGTAATGCATCCTCAAGCATGTTCAACCCTTCCAGACGGCCCATCAGGAAACGATACCGCTCCATGGTGGTCACCGAGCCGTTCAAGATCAACGCCTCAGTGTCAGACCTCAATGTTTTAAGGTCCTTCAGAACTGCTTCCGCAAATTCCAGCATGGTAAATCTCCATGAGAGCAGACGGTTCTAGCTACCGTCTGGAAAGCTTGAAAATCAATAAACCTTAACCGGGTTGTTCCCGTCTCTTTTCTTCACAATCATCGCAGGGCCCTGCACACCCTTCATCGCACCGCCCTTAGCCATCTTTTTCGACTTGCCCGCAGTAGATAGCGCAATCGCCACCGCCTGCTTGACCGCCGCTTTCTTGCCCTTAGGCTTACTTGTACCTATCGAGCCGGTTTTCTTAAACTTGCCCACCATCTCACCAATATTGCCGGAGATTGTCTTCTGACTAGAACCTTTTTTAAGAGGCATTTCTCGCTCCCTGCTGTTGGTTAACCTGATTGAGACGCTCTCGCGCCACGTCCGCTCGTAACATCGCAATGTTTTCCTGCGACTGTACCCGCGCCATGTTAGCGCGCTGTACTTCCGCTGCCTTTTGCTGCTCTACCTGCAACTTCGCTGATTCAATCTGAATACGCTGGTTGTCCGCCTGTGCACGTTGCTGAATTTCGGCCTCCTTCAACTGCACCACAGGGTCCGGACCCTCACCTGCCAACTGCGACTGAATGCCACGCAACTCCATCATGCCCTTCGCCACTTCCAACGCAATCATGCCCTCCTTCTGGATCGGGGACACCATCTTGTCAGGGTCCGCACCATACTCCGAGAACAACTGCGCCTCGACAATCTCCTCCGCCTTCTTGCGAACGTGGTCAAGAATGTGCTTTTGCAAGGTCATCGCCGCCTGTGGGTTCGCCTGCAACATCGGCGACATGCCCATAATCAAATGCGACAAGATGTGCGCGTCATGCTGCTGCCCAGAGAAGGCCTTCAACTCCATCTGATCCAACACATCCGCATTTTCCTGCGCGGGGTCCTTCGGCATCTGCGTATTCTGCGGTCTCAAGATGCCATCAATGTCTCGGACGTTCATCGCCGCATACACACGGTAGTACGCCTCGTACATGTTGTGCATCATCGGCGCTGTCTGTGCCAACTGCAACTGCGTTTGCGCCAAAGTGATCCTCTGGGCAACGGAGAAGATGTTAGGGTCAGCAACAGGAAGCACTGCCACCAGTTGATTAAAGTCCTGCTTCTTAATTTTTCTCGACGCACCCGGCACCTCGTACGGATATTCGTCCGGCAGATACTTTCCAAAGCCCTTCGCCAACAATTGGAACTCGATCTTCTGCGCATAATGCAGGCGCTTGTGGATCGCCGACATCACCATCGAGCCTTTTTCCAACAACGCGATGGTTGTGCCCACCGCCGCCATCTGATTGCCCTCACCAACCTGCATGTCAGCAATCGATGCCAAGCGTTTGCCCGCATCCACCACAAAACCAAGCAACGAGAACAGCGTCTGGCTCGGTTCTTTGTACGGCAACGGCAGTAATGACGACGTTAGCTCCGCGCCACCCGCGTCAATGTCTCGCCACTCGCCCGGTTGGATCGGATTATCGCTATCTGCGATACGCGCACCCTTCGCTTTGAAGCCCGCAGGCAGGTTCGAGAGCGTTCCAGCGTCCAAAAGCTGACGCAACGCCATCGTTGCAGTCTTCGATAAGCCACCAATCAGGTGCACAAAGCCCAAACCGTACGCGCCCAAGCCCTCCACCAGCACGTAATGCACAAAAGCAGGAATTCGAAGCTTTAATTCGTCCTTTTCTTCCCAATTTCGACGCACACCGACCACGCGACCGCTCACTTCCTCGATCGTAATCAAGAAAGGCAGCTTAATTCCCGTCGGTTCCCCGTCTTCACCCACATCCTCAAAGCCCGGCACGTCATAATCGACATGCATCTCAAGCAAAAACATCTCTTCCGCATCGTCAGACGGCGTTAAACCCGTCTGTTTGTTGACTGCCTCGGAAATATCGCTCGCTGTTGGGTCATACGCCTCTGGCTGCAAGTCCAAATCAAGGTACTCACCCGCCAAAACACGCTTTTTGAACTCGTTTGCGGACATTGCCACACGATGCGTGATCCGTGAGCATTGGCCCATGACGCTTGAGCCGTAGTACGGGATGTACAAATCGTCCGCCAAGACCAGCTTGGACACCATCCGGCCCAAGTAACGGTCAAAATAAACCTTCTTGAACACCGATCCACCATAACCAAGGTAGAACAGCGCCTGATCAAACTCCGGTGTGTACTCCTCCATCACCGTTGTGATCTGATAATTCATGAAATCCTGAACGCGAGCCGCCTGTTGGGCCTTGTCCAACGTCTCTTTGCCCACGATCTGCGTTCTAACCGGGCCACTCGACGGCATCAACTCCTTCATCGCCTGCGCTTGGAACTGCACAATGGCTTCCGTCAACATCGGATGCACTGCCCCCGCCGCACCACGGAAAGGCTTGGTCCGCTCTTCAAGCTTCAAGCCCAACAGATCAAGGCCCTTGGAGTACATCGTCTCCCAATCCGATCTCGATGACTTGTCTGCCTCGTAAAAAGCCAACAACGTCTGCGACATCTCGGACAAATCGTCGGCGCTAATTACCTCGGCAAGGTTGTCGTAGAAGTCAACTTCCGCTGCTTCCTCCTCACCCATCTCAATCGTCGCCCCACCGTCCTCTTCCAAGACGATTTCAATCTCAGGCATGCCCGCCGCTTCAATCTCCACGGACAAGGGCTTTTCGTTTTCCCCGAGCTTATCTATTGGCATGACTGTTCCTTAAATGTATTTACGCTTACCGGGGAGCTTTTTACCGACTCTACCACCCTTGGCAAACTCGTCTACCGAACCTTTGATCGCGGACTCTGGGAGAACAAACTCAGACCAATCATCCCCCTTCTCATAACGCACTAAATAACCGGGCTCATACGGTGTTCTTTGAGTTTTACCTGTTTTAGGGTCTTTTATGACTTTACCCATTAATGGGTTATCAGGGTGCGGTTCACGCATCGGAATATTGCCGTATAGACGCTTGGACTTGATTGTATATGGTGGCTTATTCTTTTTCGCAGAATCCTCAGTAAAGACCCGCTGCCCCGGCTTGTACTTAAACTCCATCTCGTCCATCTGCTGCTGCATTTTTGCAGCACGATCACGGACGCTGTCGCCAAACGAAGTATATGTATCCTGTAGCGTGGTCAACTCTTTACCAGCGACCTGCGACTCTTTCGCGCCCATCTTCGTCAAGGCCTGTGCCGCCTTTCGAACGATGCCGCCACCTGCAAAGCCCTGAGTGCCTTCTTTGTAGTTCTTGTACTGGTTGTACAAGTCGCCCCAGTTGACGTTTGTGTCGTTCTCTAATCGCTCACCTGTTCGCGTCGAACTGTACTTAGCCGACTCAATGGACTGCGGATTTAATTCATCGAATAGCTGGAAGATCGCGCGCTTCTGCTCTTCGTTTGGCTCACTATTAAACTTACCCTGTATCTGCCTTGTTACGCGAAGCCCACCCCCATCTGGCAAGGCTTCCATTTCTACCGTGACCTGTGGCACACCTTTTTCATTGCGTAACGAATAAACCCGCGCTCGTTCAGATTTAAACCCTTCTTTGCCGCCAAGGTTGTACACGTCTTTGTACTTATAATCCCCGACAGAATGGCGCATTGCCG